ACAGGTGGTGATAATGCAATTTATCCACACTGGAATATGGAAGAAGGCGCAGCCGCAACACTCCGATTCCTCCCAGACGGTAATACAAAAAACACATTCTTTTGGCAAGAACGTGCTATGATCCGTTTACCATTTAATGGCATCAAAGGTGAGATGGAATCAAAACAAGTTTATGTCCAAGTTCCCTGTGTGGAAATGTGGCAAGAAACTTGCCCAGTGCTTACAGAAGTTCGCACTTGGTTCAAAGATAAAAGTCTAGAAGAAATGGGTCGTAAGTATTGGAAAAAACGCAGTTATATTTTCCAAGGCTTTGTTCGCGAAAATCCTCTTGCTGACGACAAAGCTCCGGCTAATCCAATTCGTCGTTTCATTATTGGTCCACAAATCTTTACTACAATTAAGTCAGCATTGATGGATCCAGAATTGGAAGAATTGCCAACAGACTTGATGCGTGGCTTGGACTTCCGTATCACCAAAGGCTCCAAAGGCGGCTTTGCTGACTACTCAGGAAGTAAATGGGCTCGTAAAGAAACAGCACTTACAGAAGCCGAACAAGCGGCTGTTGCTGAACACGGACTGTTTGATCTTTCAACATTCTTGCCAAAGAAACCAACTGATGTTGAGTTGAAAGTGATCAAAGAAATGTTTGAAGCCAGTGTTGATGGTCAAAGCTATGACACAGAACGTTGGGGTCAGTATTTCCGTCCAGCAGGTGTTACGGCTCCTGCAGGTTCTAGTTCTACCAATGAATCAGCACCGGCAACGACTTACAATGCTCCAGCGCCAGCGGCTACTACTCCAATTCCAAATGTAGTATCAAGTAGTTTTGATGACGAAGAGCCAGCAGTTGCCACTGCTCCAGTAGAAGCCAAACCAGCGTCTAGTGACAAAGCACAAGACATTTTGGCAATGATCAGGGCACGTCAAAAGGCATAATGAAGTTGACAGTTATCGTAGGCGCTGACCAAGAGGCGTCTTTTGATATTAGTCTCTACGATAATTCTTTTACTCGCAAATGGGTTGACGAATTATCGTGGTGCCTAGATAACTGTGATTTCAATCAACTTGAAGCATTTGCATCAAATATATCGTTGATTGATGCCGGGCAGATATTAACTCAGTCGTGCATAACAATAAACAAATATTTAAAAAACTTTATTGAAGTGCGTAACAACATAGTTAATCAACCACAAGATTATTTCAATTACCTACATAGCAAATTTGAGTTGTTGAGCGGTAACTTTGGTAAACCTACCAGATTGTTTACTGTAGCAAATCAAGAATTAAAAGACGCTATAAGAAATTTAAACTTTTTTGTGCATAGAGTAGAAACAAAAAAACAACCAGTTCCTAGACTATATGTAAGTTTTAATAAAGATCAATATAGGCGCCAGGCATTTGAACAAGATGATTATGATTTTTTTGAGTTTGAATTTCCGGCCGGAACCTTGTTCCTACATTATGTTGAATTGGGTAAAGAATTTATTGATTTGTATGAGGACAATCTTACTTTGGACTATTCAGGATTCAAGAATTTGCATTATTACAGCGGAGAAGCTTCGATAATGACATCCGACTACAGCGCATTTAAAGATGAAAAATTTAAAGAATGGTTAGTCGATCAAGGTGTAGACCCATACAACAAGAAATTAGGGCACGGAAAAATTCCGTTAGGTAAAGTGGATAATCTTGCTGTCGCCGTTGACAGCATAGCTAAATTCAAGTATATTAATAAAATTTTAATCAAGGAAATTAATCATGGCAAAACCGTTTGATATATCAAAGTTCCGCAAGGACATCACCAAGAGCATTGATGGTCTTAGTATTGGATTTAACGATCCAACTGATTGGATCAGCACAGGAAACTTTGCACTAAACTATCTTATCTCTGGAGATTTTAACAAAGGCATTCCACTTGGTAAGGTCACTGTGTTTGCTGGTGAGTCGGGCGCAGGCAAGTCATATATTTGTTCAGGTAACATTGTTAAGAACGCACAGGAACAAGGAATTTTTGTTATCCTAATCGATACAGAAAACGCACTAGACGAAGCATGGTTACACGCACTAGGTGTTGACACCAGCGATGAGAAGTTGCTTAAACTTAACATGGCCATGATTGACGATGTGGCAAAAACTATTTCAACATTTATGACTGACTACAAGGCCTTACCAGACGGTGAGCGAATGAAAGTCCTGTTTGTAATTGATTCATTGGGTATGTTGTTAACTCCAACTGACGTAAATCAGTTTGAAGCAGGCGACATGAAGGGTGACATGGGTCGCAAACCTAAGGCACTTACAGCATTGGTTCGTAACTCAGTCAACATGTTTGGCAGTTACAACGTAGGTATGGTTTGTACCAATCATACCTATGCCAGCCAGGACATGTTTGATCCAGATGATAAGATCTCAGGCGGCCAAGGCTTTATCTATGCTAGTAGTATTGTTGTTGCCATGAAGAAAATGAAACTCAAAGAAGATGAAGATGGCAACAAGATTAGTGAAGTTATGGGTATCCGTGCCGGATGTAAAGTAATGAAAACTCGTTATGCAAAACCGTTCGAAGGTATGCAAGTTAAGATTCCATACGAAACAGGTATGAATCCTTACAGTGGCATGGTTGACTTGGCAGAAAAACGTGGACTGCTTAAGAAGGAAGGCAACAGTTTAGTATTTGTAACCAGCGACGGTGAGATTATCAAACAGTTCCGTAAAAAATGGGAATCCAACGAAGGTGGCTGTTTAGATAAAGTTATGGCTGATTTTAATAATCAAAAAGAATTGGTAAGTAATGAAGTCGAAGACACGGCTACTACAGGGGAATAAGAATGTCAGTAGATTTAGCAAATGAAATGTGGTCTGAACTCAAGCGATATGTCAATCCACAAGATCGTGACGAAGCCGCAGAAACATTAGTAAGCGTATTGATTGATAATGATGTTGGTGCTGATGAAATTAAATCAACATTTAAAAACGATAGCGATATTAAAAAAGCCTTAGCAAGTTATCTTAAAGATCACGAAGAAGTTGACGAAGACGATGACTACGAGGAGGAAGACTACGAAGAGGACGACGACTATTAATGTGGTATAGTAAAGTTGTTGCTGATCTAGGCAATATTCCTGATTTTATTACTCATTATGAACAGGAACTTGATGAGGCCAAACGCGATTGTCGCGTTGGCGGATTAATTGAAAAAAATATCACGGCATTGCCTGGTATCACCGAGCACAGATTTAATCAACTACAAGAAATTGAGGCAGTATTAAACTATCTTAATATTCAACTACGCAAAATTCGCCGCAAGCACTTTCAAAAATATCTCGAAGGATATGCTCGTGCATTGACCAGTCGTGACGCTGAAAAGTATGTTGACGGTGAAGATGAAGTGATTGAGTTTGAAACGCTAATCAACGAAGTAGCATTACTGCGTAATCGATATTTGGGTATTCTTAAAGGAATGGAAAGTAAAAACTTTATGTTAGGGCACATTGTAAGACTACGGGCCGCCGGCATGGAAGATGTGCAAGTATAATGTTCACGCACCCAGGCGACAGCCATAATCACAGTCTTGAAACATTAAATCAATTGTTTGAATATGATGATTTTATGTTGAGTATTCGCACCATGGTTGATCTTGGGTGCGGATCGGGCGAGGATTTAGTGTGGTGGGCAACTCGAACAACAAGAGATGACAATCCCACACCGTTAAACATCAAATGTGTTGGTGTCGACTTGGGTGAGAATTTACCAATTGCGCACGACCATAACAACATTACATATCAGCGTAATAATTTTGAAGAAAAAATACATGCACCAGCAGATGGATTTGATGTATTATGGTGTCATGACGCATTTCAATATGCAATAAACCCTATACAAACTTTAAGCAATTGGTGGCATATAGCAAGCCCCGGCGGCATGTTATCGTTGACTGTGCCTGTTACTCAACGAATTCATCGTCGGCAACTGGTTTATGAATTGCAGAGCGGGTGTTATTATCATCATACCATGGTTAGTTTGATGTATATGTTGGCCGTTGCTGGCTGGGATTGTGGCGCTGGGTTTTTTAAACAAACACCCACAGAACCCTGGATACATGCTGTAGTGTATAAAAGTAATCACATGCCCCAGAATCCACGTGAAACCAATTGGCACAAATTAGTTGAGCTAAATCTTTTGCCAGAGTCCGCTGCAAAAAGCATATACGCACACAATTCACTACAGCAACAAGATTTGGTTGTTCCTTGGGTGGATCATAGTTTATTAA